GGAGACAATATGCTAATCGATCTAGTGGTAAAAGCTTTAGATGACAAGTTGGATATAATCCAACATGAAATTCTATTGTATTCGGGGTATCTACGAACCCACGCTAACCTAAAAGGTTTTAACGAGGTTCAAACTGCCAATTCAACGGCAATATGTAGAATACTGTACGAAAAGCTCTCACAACACATGGGAATTGACTTACAACGACCAGTCGGAATAGAACGTCTGAAGTTTATTGAAAATATTCAGACCCTACAAGACACCGTCAATGAATTAGAACATTCCCTTCTTGAAAAGGAGCAACAGTACTTAAAAGTAAATGAAGCCTTAACAAATAAGGTAAATGAACTCACTGAACAGTTACGGTCTGCTGAAGTCGCAGCCGAGTTCTTTAGAAGTGAAGTTCACTCTCTGAAGAATAAATCTGAACCACAGAAGAAAACTTCCTGGTTTTAAAATTAGCATACCTGGACTTCCACTTTGGAATATGTCATTCCTTTGACCTTTAAACACATCCGAAAGGAGCATTTATGAGCACACTTGATTTATCAAGGGGGCAGGTACAAATGTTGTTGACATACGCCGAATCCTTTAAAGTTCCCAAGTATCTTGTTGTGCCAGTCATTAACAAAATGGCTGGTATAGCCGCATCTTCTGGTCAAGAATTTGCGTCACAGTATATGAAGAAGCTTAAAGTTAACTTCATCGCAATTAAGGGTGGTCAAAGACCTCCTGAGAATTGGGTGGTTAAATCTCACTTCTTTAAAGCTTTAGTGACATGGTCATCTGAGCATCATAAAAGATGGTCTCAGGTTATCTGTCTATTACAAGCTTATACTGTTTACTATAGTAAGACTGTTACACCTACCCAAGAAAAGAAATTCCTTGATGGTGTTACAGCTGAACCAACAATGATACCTAAAGATTTGATTCAAGGTGTTGCTAATGGTGTCCATTTATTCTTTAAGAAAAAATGGTTACCTTTACCCCGTCCTCACATCTTAAATCTCCCTTCACAGGAAAGATTCGCTCCTCATCCGAATGGAAATACTTATCCGGAGAAGGAGTGTTTTCTCGAAAGTGTTAATTTTGTATTAAAAACACACTTTGGAGATAAAATAAGACGTAAGTATCCTTTGCTTTGGAAATCTGTATTTGAAGGAATAGTTCCGACAAAGATGGAGTTGATAAAGCCTATGTACCATTACTGTAACGGTCAATGGGTATCTAACGATCCCCGTAATTACCGAGATAGTGTTGGAAGGATTAGTTTTATACAGGAACCTGGGTTTAAACTCAGAGCTGTAGCTAATCCCGCAAGGATTTATCAATCTATGTTAAAACCTCTTGGTGATGATCTGTTTGCAAAACTCAAGGAACTTCCTTGGGATTGTACGCATAATCAGCAAAAGGGTTTTTCAAAGATCCAAAGTTATGATGGGACCAGATACTCTATTGATTTATCTGGAGCAACTGATTACTTTCCTCTATTGTTACAAATTCCTCTCTTGAAGAATTTATACCATAATCATGAACAGGTTAACCTATTCAGTGATATCTCTACAGGGCCATGGTTATATAAAAAGGACCAGACTATCTGTTGGAGAAGAGGCCAGCCGCTCGGACTTTATCCGTCATTTGCTTCTTTTGCTATGACACATGGTTTTTTACTATTCTATTTGAATGGTTATTCCCATGATGATAAATTCTTTGTGCTGGGAGATGATGTAATCATCCTTGATAATGAACTCTATAAATCTTATATGAGTTGTATGGACATGTTAAAATGCCCTATTTCCTTAAACAAATCTCTAACTTCAACAGTTATTGGTGAGTTTGCTGGAAAGATTATAACTCCTAATTATGTCATTTCTCAATTGAAATGGCGTAAACCATCCGATGATAATTTCATCGATTTGGTTAGAAATATAGGTCCATCTTTTATACCTTTACTAAGACAACGACAACGTAAGGTTTGTGAAAAATTATTTTCTGTACCTGACTTTCTCGGTGGCTTAGGGTTTAACCCTAAAGGACTTACTCTTTCAGATAGAATTGCACAAAGTGCAGAACTATTTTCAGAGAAAAGTGGAGCGAGTTACCTCATGGACTTTAATCGGGTTTATAATGAGATTGTTTACTACAATCCTAGTATATTCCCTACCTTTGATCACTTTTCAGTGAACAAAGAGGATTTCGACAAGAAATCCTTAGATTCTGTGAAAAACCTGTTACCCTTATTTGCATTGCATTATAAGGTTTTAGGCAAGAATCTTTTTTCAATT